AGACCGGTTCCGTTTCAAGATTCAGGGGTGTGTCAGTCAGCAACCAGGCACAGCAGTTCACGGCCATAAACACCACGTCCGTCAACGCCAACTTCACCAGCAGGTCAACGGTGGTAGAATACACCGGCAGGGTGACGGTTTCAGGCAACGCCACCACAGTTTTTGACATCACAAAGACCTTGTCACCAGCATTTGAACAGCAGGCGGATGCCAACTACAACGTGGCGGTGGGATCAACCTCACTGACCGCACTCTACAGCAAGATCACGGTTGGTAGGCTGATATCACTGCCAGATCCGTTCAACACCATACGGGTAGCACAGGAGATCAGGACCATAATGGTGCCTGTGGAAAATAACACAATACAAGTTCTGGCTGAAACTCGTGTAAATAGAGTTATCACAGAAACGAGGGCGATCCAAGTGAAGCAGGAAACGAGAAATTACAAGATATCCAGACCAGGTTTCACTGACAGGACCTCTATACCAAGGGTAAGACAGGAGACTTAATGGCCAACTTGACAGGATTCAAAAGAGACAACCAGGGAGCATACATCGACAAGCACCCATCGGCAAACATACAGTATGGCGTGGACTTCACGGACTACCTCAACTCCGGAGACAACATAGCCACCACATCGGTCAGCATAGAATCAATCACGGGAGACAGTTCACCACTGACATTCCCAACCAACGAGGCCACTGACGTGACCGCGGCGGGTGCCGTGGTGTCAATAAGGCTGTCAGGCGGCACGACAGGCAACGTGTATAACGTGGACCTGACCATAACCACTGGCAACGGAGACACTGACGCAAGAAGATTCAGGATAGTGATCGGGGAGAAACACCTATAATGGACGCACAGAAGAAATCATACAAACTGGATCACGACTTGATATTCAAACTGGCATCAATGCACTGCACCTATGAAGAGATAGCAGACTGCGTTGGCACTTCAGTCACAACACTACAGAAGAGATTCAAGAACCTCATAGAGAAGGGCAAGGCAGAAGGTAAGAAGAGCCTGAGACGTGCTCAGTTCGAGAAGGCATTGGCCGGAGACGCAAGGATGCTTATGTTTTTAGGAAAAAATTGGTTGGGACAACAGGATTCACCAACTGACGAGGAATCAACGGCACCACTACCTTGGGAGGACAAATAGATGCCCAGCATTAGAGATCTAAGACACGCCAACAACGACATACAGAGAAACATCGGCATAGCCAGAGGTGATTACAAGGATGACCTCTCATCTATCAACAAGTTTGGATTCAATGAATCAGTGGGCACTGCCTATGAGACCATATGGGAAGGTTCCGCCAATTATTCATATCCTGCCACGGCAGGCACGGTGCAACTCACAGCGGATGACTCTGATGACAATGGTGGCACAGTCCTTGTTCAAGGATTAGACGCCAATTGGGACATCACCCAAGAAACACTCACCATAGGTGGAGCCAGGGGCACACAACAATTCAGAAGGGTATACAGGATGGAACTGTTGACCGCCAACACGGGCACTGTCAATGTTGACACCATCAATGCCATACACACACAAGCAGATTCAACAGACACCACAGTGGCCTATCTGTCGGCAGGTGCCGGACAGACCCTGATGTGTGTCTACACAGTGCCAAGAAACTATAGGGCATATCTAACTAGAGTGACAGCAACTGTGGAAAAGAAAGACAGGGATTCAAGGCTGAGACTGTTGGCCAAGCGAAACACTGACACAGAAATATTCAATGTCAAGGGACAATGGACATCATCAGGTGAAAAGATCAACATCACATACACAGTGCCTTTGGTGTTTGGTGAGATGACAGACATAGAACTCAGAGGCAAGATGGGCTCAGTGGCCACAGCAATGGGCGGTGAATTTGATCTCATACTTGAAAAAATCGCCTAGCCAACACCGATAATAATTACTGATATGCAATTATCAAAACCGCAGAGGCAAGTGGCGGACGACAAGGCACGTTTCCGTGTGTTGGTCACTGGCAGGAGATTTGGTAAGACCACTTTGGCCATCAGGGAACTGTGTTATCACGCCAGGATACCAGGACGTGTTTGCTGGTTCGTAACGAATTCCTACAGACAGGCCAAACAAATATGTTGGGTCAAACTCAAAGAAATTCTCAAAGACCTACGTTGGATCAAGAAGATCAACGAGGCGGAACTCACAATAGAACTCAAGAACGGATCAAGGATATGCCTAAGGGGTGCTGACAACAAGGACTCATTGAGGGGTGTAGGTATAGACTTCATCGTGTTAGACGAGTGTGCAGACATCGAAGAGACTGCCTGGACGGAGGTGCTTAGGCCCACTCTTTCAGACACCAAAGGAGTGGCCATGTTCGCTGGCACACCCAAAGGCATGAACTGGTTCCACGACCTCTACCAGAGGGGACAGGATCCATCAGAAAAGGATTGGAGCAGTTATCTGTTCACCACCATTGACGGTGGTTTCGTTGATGCTGGCGAGATAGAACAGGCCAAGAGGGATCTTGATGCCAAGACATTCAGGCAGGAATACCAAGCAACCTGGGAGACATATTCAGGCATAATCTACTACGGTTTCTCAATGAGTGAAAACGTCAAACACTTTGACGTGCCTCTAGACACCAACGTGATCCACGTGTCCTGCGATTTCAACCTGGACCCGATGGCGGCTGTTGTCAGTTATATCGACAATGGCATCGTTTACATCTTTGATGAGATACAGATATGGAGTTCAAACACAGATGAATTGTGTCAGGAGATACACAGGCGATATCCTGGCAAGAAGATATTCTGTTATCCAGATCCGGCATCAAGGCAAAGGAAGACATCAGCGGGTGGTAAAACTGATCTTTCCATACTACAAAACGCAGGTTTCATCTGCAAGGTGCCACCAAGGCACATGGCGGTCAGGGACAGGATCAATTCCGTCAACGCCAAGTTGTGTTCGGCATCGGGCGAGCGACAGGTATTCATCCATCCCAAGTGTAAGAATCTGTTAAATAGCATTAGCAAACACACATATAAAGAGGGGACTGTTCTGCCAGACAAGACACAGGGATTTGATCATATGAATGACGCACTTGGATATCTTATTTCATTCTTATACCCAATCCGAACAGCATACGAGCAACAGGCACCTGAGAGGTTTGGCATCAAAGTAGGAGCAATCAGATAATGGCACAAGACATCTACGGTTTGACCGGAACATCATTCACAGACGCATCAGGACAGAACATACAATTACCAGTCCACCAAGACTACGACGCATACATCAACCACTGGAAGTTCCTCAAGCGGAGTTACCTGGGTGGTGCTGAATACAAGAGGGGGATGTATCTGAAGAGATACCAATACGAGAACGAGGGCGAATACCTAACCAGATTATCACACGCGGCGGAAGACAATCACTGCCGATCCATAATACACACATATAATTCATTCCTATACAGGCAAGAGCCTAAACGGGATTTTGGAAACCTAGACAACTCACCAGAGCTGGAGCAGTTCTTGAAAGACTGTGACATGGATGGCAGGAGTTGGGATTCATTCATGCGTGAGGTCAACATACAGAGTTCAATCTACGGACACGTCTGTGTATTGATCGATCGTCCAGAGACCGTTGTGGGCACACGTGCTGATGAACTGGCACAGGGCATCAGACCTTACGCCACAATCTACACACCAGAGAACATCCTGAACTGGAGATTCGTGAGACAACCAAACGGACACTATGAATTGACTGAACTTATGTTGCTGGAACAGGACGAGAGACCTTACCAGAGGGCTGGCGAGTTCTACGTGAGGAAATGGACGCCAGACGCCATAGAATTATACTCATACAACGGCAGTGATGCCAAGGATCCAATGAAGATCGTTGAGTCTAGACCAAACCTACTGGGCAAGGTGCCAGCGGTGTGGGCCTACGCCAACAGGGGACCAATCAAGGGCATCGGTGTTTCAGACATAGATTCAATAGCACAGGCACAGAGATTTTTAGGCAACTGTTATTCAGAAGCAGAACAACTTATATCACTGACCAATCATCCAAGTCTGGTCAAGACCAGATCAGTTTCAGCACAGGCGGGAGCGGGTGCCATCATAGACATGCCGGAGGAGTTGGACCCAGCACTCAAACCATATCTACTACAACCGAATGGTGGTAATCTTGAAGCAATACTTAAAACCATGGACGAGACTGTGAAGTCAATTGACAGGATGGCACACATGGGTTCGATCAGGGCCATTGAGACCAGACAGATGTCCGGTGTTGCTATGCAATCAGAATTCCTTATGCTTGACGCCAAACTGTGTGAGAAGGCCAAGAACCTAGAATTGGCGGAAGAACAGATATTCAGACTGTTTGGTCTATGGCAAGGCGAGGCCTGGGACGGAGAGATCAAATATCCTATGGCATTCCACATCAGAGACAAGAACCTGGACATGGACATAATCAACAAGGCGGCGAGTGCCCAGAGGGACTCAGCCACAGCCACTCCAAATGTTAAATCTATTATTGATCAGAAGACAATTGAAATATTGGCCAAAGACGAAGATGAGTTAGAACAGATGCAGAATCAATTGGCAGACGATGGCACGCACGATCCGATGACCAACCCAGCGGACATGGTCACCCATATGAGGGAGATGATCGAGCAGGGCCTATCAAATGAAGAGATACTAGAACTACATCCTGAGATAGGAAGATATTTTGGAGGCTCAAATGGCACAATACCAGGGCAGGACGGTAACACTCAATAAACCATTCAGGACACCCGGACGGTCAAAGAAATTCGCGGTGTATGTCAGGAACAAATCCACAGGCACGGTCAACATCGTGAGATATGGTGATCCCAACATGCGGATCAAGAAAAACATACCAGCAAGAAAGAAATCATTCCTCGCCAGGTTCGGTGCGATACTGGCCAAGGTTCGAGGACAGAAGTCATTGAGTCCGGCCTATTGGGCCATAAGGAGTTGGCGATGATGGACAGATGGTTAGAGAAATTCTTTGATGGCTGTGACAGAGTGGCCGAATGGATAGAACGCATTATAAGGAAGATATTCAATTAATGGAGGTAGACTCGAGTGGCAGGTGTAAAGACATCAAAGGGACAGAAGACCCATCACGCCAAGTTCTATGCCAAGGGACAGGAATGGCGACCTTGTCGGGTGGTGCAGAAGAAACGCCACGGCAATGGCACCAGGGAATTCATGGCCGCGAAATCGGTGCAGACCGGAGACATCTACAAGAACAGCCACGGACTGACGGCACCATGGCACTCGATACAGTTCAAACCAACCAATGATTAGGAAACTCTACAGATTACCTGAAGAGACGGCCAGGCACAGGCAGATGAAACAGTTGTGCCTTGACTACTTCACACACTACGACAAATTGATGAAACACCCCAGCAAGACCAATGCCACCAGGGCCAGGAAGGCCTGTGTGTTGTTGAAGAGGGTGGCTCACGCCAGGGGAGTTGAATTACTGGACCTCTATGCACCATCAAGGAACGAGGGCAGGCCAGAGAAATTCCCAACCAAGCACAGGATTAAGGAGGATCACGATGGACAAGAAAAAGAAGAAGAACAAAGGATCTAAGTCTGGCAGAAGAAAACCCAGTGGCAGACGAAGGTAAGGACATTG